TGCTGAAATACCTGATACCTCAACAATAGCATTTCCTGCCGTATCTTCATTTCCTATCGCTGATTGTAACTGACTTCCTGTTACAGGGACTTCTTGAATAGTTCCTCCCTCAGCTGGACTTATGGAAGTGGTTAAACCAATACCATTTACATCAACGTTTCCTATTCCAGTTACGCTTACATCACCTAATGAACTTTGAATTAAGAAACTATGTGCAATTTCATTATCTGAGTTTGCTGACGTTCCTACTGGAGTTATAGCTGATTGTAATCCAATACCATCAACCTGTATATCAGAGTCAGAAAATGCATTTTCATTTCCTATACTAGAAGTTAATTGTATTCCTGTGCCATCTGCTGCTTTGACAGTGTAATTATCTCCCCATACAAGGTTACCCCAAGTATCTCTACCCCAACCTTCTCCAATTAAAAATTCATCATCGATTGTTACAGATGAAACAGCAGTCGTTACAGAAGATCCAGTTACTGGAATTCCATGACCCATGGATGAGTTTCCAATAGCTGTAGATGCACTTACTCCAGTAACTTCTATGTTTGAAACTGGAAAAGCATCAACTCCTCCGTTTGTAGCCGTTAAAGGTATACCTGTTACTGGAACATCGCCATCAGCTAAACTAGCCACACCTCCTATTGCAGAGGTTAATGAAATACCTGTAACTGT